GTAATCTCTTGAAGTGCGCGAGCATACTTGTAAGAAGTGTCACCACTCTGAGCAAGTTGATACTGGTCATACCATGCTTGGCTTTGTCCTTTAAAGACACCAGTTGCTAGGTTATCAAGGACAGCCTTTAATTCTGGATGAGCACGTAATGTTTTACCATCAGTAATCTTAGCCTCTAGAGCCTGCTTGACAGTCATGTACTGGTCCCATGTGCGCTGCTTAAGGCGTTCTGTCTCAATCTCTTGAGGAGTCATCTTAAGTTCGTTTAGGTTCTTGCTTGTACCAGGAAGCGTTTTCTTTGGGTCAGCAAGTAATGCAAGAATATTGTTAGACTGTTCTGCTGGGTTATAGTTTAAGTCAGCAGTTAACAATCCAACAAGACCAATTTGACCTGGCTCAATATTAGCCAATCGTCCAACTAGGTCGTTATTATCCTCAAATACTCTAGCATACGATTCATATGTTGCTGGCATATTAAGGTTCTTAGTTGAGCCAGTAAATGAAACTCTGTCAAGCATGAACTTAGGTCCAAGAAGTGAAAGCATTTCTTCGCCAGCGGCATCGCGTGCATCTTGATTTGCCATACCTTGAGCCTTGTACTTTTCCTGTAACTTATAGTACAAAGTAGAAGATAGACCCATTGGATTGGTATCGACCTTGTAAGGAATACCAGCATATGGTGATGCATATGTAGACATGAACTTTACACGCCAAAGGCCCTTGACTTCATCTCTAATCTGGCTATCAGATGGCATTTCTTCTTGAATGCCCATCTCAACTAGCATTGCATGGTAGTTGTAGATAGACTTCCAAGAACTTAGGTAATCCTTCTGTCCTTCTGGTCCAATAAATCCATTAATAGCAGCCTTGAGCCAAGGTGGCTTGAATGCTTCTACAACAGATGTAGGTGCTCCATATGGATAGAATACCTTGTACCAATTAGTTCCACCAATTGTCATGAAATCTTCAATTTGAGATTCACTCTTTGGGAACTCCTTCATTACATAACCCATAGAAAGGTTAGTAACAAATGATGGTCCTGGTCGGTTAAGCAAAAATCCAAGTGACTGTGTGCTGAGTTTTACACCACCATCACCTGTACCGATTCCAAGTTCTTTACTTCCTGGAACAATTAGATGAGTAATCTTATTGATATCATCTGTTGGGTTACCATTCTCATCTACACCAAATGTCATGTATGCTCGACCATAGTTAGATAGAACACCTGTTGCGCGAACTGGATTTCTTGCTGCAAGGCGACCATAACGCATAAATGCGTTTGCATTTGCACCAGGAAATGCTACAATTCCGCGAAGTGAGGTAAGAAAGCGATTAGGATTATTGACCGTATAAAGAGTCTTTTCCATTTCCTGCAAAGCCTCACGACCAGCAGACTGACGTACAGAATTAAAAGTGTCAGTTGTTACTTCAAAGCCTTGGTCTATTAATGATGCTATCTTCTTAGCGACATTTTCAGTTGCCATTCTATCAAATAACATAGCACGAATAGGGTTTTCAACAGATGCTAATTTATTAAACGACCATGCTGTAAACTTATTAAAGCCTTGGCTTGCCTTGGCAAATCCACTTTGACCAAATGTATTGATTTCATAGTGGAAGTTTGATGGAGTAATATCAAACAGTCTATCTGCGTATGGTGCCATAAACTTTTCTAATTGCTGTGATGTTACTTCACCCTTTAGAATAGCAGCACGTGCTTCATATGATGGGAACGTGCGCTGGACAAGAGCAACTTTATCTGCAAGATATCCTGGTACTTCTGCTACATCATGAATATTAAATGCTGGATTTGTTAGATATCCCTTGCCAGCATCAGTCTTTGACCAAGCAGTAATATCCTTCATTGGAGTCTCAGCAAAGATTAAGTCCATAAGTGGGTCGCCCCGATAGTGACGATTTGCAATATATGCAAGTTCCTCAAAGTATAATGGGTCTTGGACACCGATTCTCGTTAGAGGTGCCTTTCGCTTAATCATAGCGGCAGTCTGGCCATTTGCTAATTCGCCGAGAAAGTTAAGTTCGCTTGTGCGACCATTCTTTGTCTCTTCACGAACAGCAGACGTAAAGTAGTTAGTTCCACCAGCAGACTGCTCTTGCACAAAAGAATCAATAGAAACTTGCTGTCCCTTAATTACAAAGGTATGCTTTTCTTTTGAGTAGTAACGTTTTTTAAACTTTGCGCTCTTACCAAAAACATCTGCTTGCTTAACTCTTGCTTCGCCAAGTTCTTTTACAGCACTATCAATTTTCATATAAGCATTTTCAATTGCCTTATCAGCATCCATGATAACTTGCTTATTAGTAGCCAATTTACCAACTACATTTTTATAGTTTGCAATTGCAGCCTTGGCATCTGCTATGTCTGAAATCTTAGAAGTCATACCAGGCTTAGATTCTAGGTATGCTAATCTGCGCTCAAGTGTTGCCATGCTAGGTACAGCCTCAACACCACCATAAGGAACCATTGCATCACGCAATTCTAGTTCAATATTATCAACAATCTTTGAAGCAGCCTTTAATTCTTTCTGTGCTGCAGTCAAGTGCTGTGCCTTAGTTGCTGGAGATGCTGTTGTGAGTAACTCTTCAACAGATACCTGAGCAGTCATTTTTGTACGAATAGCAAATTCTAATGACTTGGACTTATCAATAACATTATCAGCAACAGCCTTATATTCAGAACGATTGATTACTTTTCTTTTAAGAAGGCTAGCACTCCAATTGTAACTATTCTTTGTTGTCATCCAAAGGCCCTTGCGAACAATATCGTTGATTACAAAGTGAATGCCTTGTGACAGCCCAGCACTAATGATAGGCTCAAATAATGACTGCTTGAAAGCATAAGATGGACGAGCAAGTACGTCGTATGACCATAGACTATTTAGGTCCTGGAATACATCTCTGCGAAGACGCTGTGCAGACTTTGTCTTACTCTTAATGCCCTTTGTAGTTTCAATATTTAACTGACGTTCAATATCATCCCAAGGTGTAAAACGATATGATTCTGCAAGTTGACGTATTGTCTGTGGGTCAACAAGAGTTACATTACCATCATGATTAAAGCCAAAGCCATTATTCTTTACAGATTCGATGCCCTTGCTTGTATTCATTTGGAATCTTGATACATATGAGTCAATAACTGCTTGATTATATATGCCAGCCTTGAATGCAAGCATGTTACCAATTTGAGAGTCAATTGCCTTAAGAGCATTGGTCTGAACAATAGAATCTTGACCAAGTGTCTTTAGGTAAGAATCTTCCATGCGTTGACGAACAACACTGGTCTTTTCATATACACCAGGTGCTGTTTCAATCTTCTTGGAACCATCTCTAAATAGTTCTAGATTATCAAGGAATCCCTTGAGTTCAACACGTGCCTGTAGTGGGCGCATACCAGAAAATGATACAAAGCCAGTAGGTAATGCTTCTGTGCCACGACCAGCAAGTCGCACACCCTTCATTACCAAACCACCCAGTGTCTCACCAAATGTGGTTTCTGCAAACTGTGAGATGTTCTCATATTCACGATTGCGGATTGCTGACTTAGCAGCACGAAGTTTTTCTTGGCCCTTGATGACAAGACCAGTTCCAACAGTTGGCTCCAAAGGCATGAAGTCTTTTCCACCAACAATTGGATTGTAGTTCTCATCAAAGAAAGCATCTTTAATCTTTTTAAACTGAGGGTTGCTATTGATAGCATCGTCAAACGCTTTTTGCAAACGTGCAGCAGGTACAGGTCCTGGAAGATATGGCTGACCAGTCTGGATAACTTTATTTTGAATCTGTCCCTTGACATTGCCCATGTCAAATAGTTTATCACTTGCTGTTGCAGCAAGACGTTCCATTGCCTGTGGGTTACCCTTATCGGCAAGAATCAAGTCCTTGACAGCATTAGCATCAGTTGCATCATGGATAAGAGGGATTAGTCTCTCATTAGTGCTATATTTGCCAACTAGGTCCTCAATGATTCCCCAGTCTTTTGTACCAGCAAGTACAAGAGCGTGGCTTCCAGCAACTGTCTGCGCTCCTTGAGCACCGTTTGTGTTGGCGTGTAGGATTCCAGTTTCCATGTCTGCTGCAAGTTGCTCAACAGTCTTTCCCTTAGTGTATAAACCTAAAGGCTTTGCAGCGGCAATTGCACCAACTTTGGTTATTTTGCCAGCAACGCCAATACCTTTACCGCCAACAATAAAGTCACCAATACCAGTATACCAGCGACCAACTGCGTTATCAACAAAATTCTTTTTAATACTCTGGTCATTCCAGAGATTTACATCGTCAAGGTTAATCTTTCCCGCTGCAAGTACTCCCTGAGAGAGTGGGCTAATGAGTGGTACTAAATCAGACTTAGTAAGAGCCTGCATTGCTGATACTTTAGCAGAGCGATTATATGCTGCTTGAATATCAGAAAACTGAAAACCTTGTTCATATGCACCCTTTTTATAGAGTGGAGATTGAAGGTCTGTTAGGAGACCAAGAGTTGCAATTGGACGAGAAATAAGAGGTGAGTAAACCTTATCATTAAACATCTTTGCTGCACCAAGCAAAAAGTCGCCAGTAACCTTAGTAGCAGTCTTGGCAAGTTTATTTCCAGGTACTGCAGAAATTGCTTTATCTGCATCAGCAATAGCATTTTTAATTGTTAGATTAAGTTCTTCTTGCTTCTTCTTCTCATCTTCATTGAGGTAGTTTCCGCCACCAGTAATGGTCTTTCCAGCCACGCCTAGTGTAGATAGGAATGAATTCCATGCAGACATTTCTACCTCCTAAAAGTTTTGTTTAATATAATTTTTTTCTGTTCCGCCCTTTGGGTCTTCACCAGTAATGCTAGTAATAAAAGCATCACGTTCTTCTGGAGATTTCCAAGACATCATAGCAAGTTCAATCGCAATTCCTGCATTTTGATACCCAAGTGAATTTGCAAACTTGTTAATATTATCAAAAAGACTTCCAGGCATCCATGTTACATCAGCCATTCTGTGCGATACTCTGGCTGTTCTCAATAAGATAGTTTACAAAGTTTTTAAATGAATCTGGAGCATCTGCTGACCTAGCAGCATGTGCTAAATCTGGAAGATACTGCGCAGCAATTTTCATATTCTCATCCATGCGAGTATTATTCATAATACCCTTAGGCAATGCTTCACTTCCAGGACCAGGGCCTGCATCTACTCCAGCAGTCATTGGCTCATTTGGTCGTGTGCTTGGGTCAAATAACCCACCAAGTTGTGGCATATTGATGCCCTCATAAGGATTTGCGGGTGCAGATGGTGTTGGTGTCTGAGAAGATGCAACTGCTGCATTACCTTCAATGCGCTGTTGATTCAATGCGCTGTTTTCACCATATGCAAAGCCAGTATAATTACCGCTTTGACCTGCTCCACCAGTACCTGAAACATTGGCTGGATTATTTTGAGGAGCATTTGGACGAAAGCCGCCACTGTTCTGATTGCCTGCCATTGTTCCTCCTACTTAAATTGTTTAAAAATATGAATTGGTTCAGAGCACATATTATCGTATTGAATTGCGATAGCAATTGCTTTGCGAATCATTGTCTCTGCTTGATTAATTGTCTTTACTTTTTCCACACCCAACGCTGCCAATGCACCGAGGGCAACATCTCCGCCACTACCCATAACGTATACATTACGAACATCGGTATCCCAAGAATAATCCTCAGAAACCGAAAAGACTTGCCCCTTGACCGAGATGAGAAATCCCCCATCAATTTGTGCGACATCGCCGTCCTCTTTCATGTCTATTCCTGCATCAACAAAATTCTTGCGCATTGCGGGGATAAACTTCTGTGTCATGTAAAGATTTAAATCTTCTTTGACAGTAGGCTTAGGTTGTACATATCCATAATGCAAAACATTGCTTGCGCGTGATGAGCCACATCCAGCAATTAGAACTCCATTGTTTTCTACAATCTTTGGAGTCTTGCTTATCTGAAAACGTCCGTGCTCATCACTAAGGCGTGAATCACACCCTAGTACCGACCATCCGTCACCCTGTATCGCTACTAGCGTTGTCATTTTATCCCTTAGTTGTTACTCGTCCCGTTGCCTTGCCATTACCACTTAGGGTAGATAAGATTGTTTGTAAGTCTGGTGCTGGTCGTGCTGGAGCCAATCCCGTTGGAGAGCCTCCTACTGGAGCCGCGCCTGGAGCAGGGGACGGCTGCTCAACAGGAGAAGTTGCCGCCCCAGCAGGAGGAACTTGTTGCTGTGGAGCAAATATCTCTGTTATTGCATCTTCTAGTGCTTGACCCTTTTGACGGGCAGAAATAACTCCTGCAATCTTGGTTACGATTGATGATGGGTCGCCACCAGATGTTGCCATTGCTGGGATTGCTTGTGCCATCGCGTTGATTCCTCCAAGAAGAGAAGAACGCATATTTTCAATTTCAATCTTTTCTAATTCTTGAGTTACGTTAACTGTAAATGGCAGTTCACGCATAGCCATATCCTTGGAAATTAATCCACCACCAAGTGCCTGTAGCATAAAAATAAGACCCTGTGCTGGGTTAAGACCAGCCAACATGCCATAGCGTACATCTGCAGAGTAATCACCCTTGATGTCTTTTGCTGGCTTGTATGTAATTTCAAATGGTGAACCAGAATCTACACCACGAATTGTCTTTTCTTCTGGGTAAATCTTCTCATCTACTTCAAAACACATAGACACTACATCGCGTAGAGCAGATGCAAAGATTGCCTGTGCTGACTTAACCTGTGTGTCAAATGCTCCCATAAGAGCCTGTACACCTTGACCAGTAACGATAGATGCATCAATGTTACCAGAACGTCCTTCTGGATAACGAGTACCTGAACGTAGTTCCTGGTTAAGTAGTTGTGATTCTGTGAACGCGCCTTGTGGAATGTTTAATTCGACACGACGAACGCCAGCAGGGTTGGCGGTACGAATAACCGCATCGCCACCCAACTGGAGTTCTTGTACGTCTTGAGGTAATACGATTGGTGCTTGAACACTCTTTTCCGCTGCTTCCATTGCCAATAAGGCGAAACGGTTGCGGAGAAGTTGGATACCTAGTACGTCGTCGAATTGTCCACGCATTTCACCATCAATAGATGGCTTACGCGCCACGACAACCATCATCTTACCCAGCGGGTTGGCTGCATAAGATAAAACTAAATTGCCTTTTCGTGGCAAATAAACGATTGATTGGTCCTTGTCGTAATAACGAACCATCTCAACTTGCGCATGCAAGTCTTGCTTGTAGCCTTCACGGCCAAGGATTTGAGTTTCATACTCTGGGAACTGTGATACAAGTTCTCCAAGAGTCATTGTATAACGCTTTGCAAATGCCACACAGCGTCCGTAGCGGTCAAATTCTGGGTAAGCCCCAATTGGATTTTCTACGCGAATACGCGGCAACTTGCTTTCTTCGTCCAATTCAATCATGAATGGAACGAAACCATATGTTAGATACCAGTCTGCACCTGAGTACATCTGTACTGATAGGTCAGAGTGGAGGAAGTAGTTAGATGCAATGCGTGTGCGCTTGTCAGCAAAGGCGCGAGCCTTATCATTGACAGAGTTGGCAGCAGAGCAGTTAATTGCTGGAAGTGGAGCCATAACCTCTGAAAGGTCACGGGCTACAACATCAATAAAGTTAGCAACTACGTTAGCATCTACACCCTCTGGAAAGAACTCAGGGTATACCTGTGAGATTTGTCCCTTGCGGACAGCAAGAACATTAAGATTGCGAGCATCGCGCTCACCATTACGATAGCGCAGCGATTCAACGCGTGCTGCTACCTGCTCCATTGTTAATGCCATTATTATCCTAACCGTATGTTTGCGCCCATTGCTCTGCAAAGGCTTCGTCTAAATTTACCGCTTGTCGTCTGGATGCTTGCGATTGAGTTGTCCATCTATTCTGCATCCACTTAGATGCATTGCTGCTCTGTTGCATCATCTCGCGTATACGGATGATAGCAAACCACAGAGCCATAACGCAGTCTGTTGGGTTCTTAGTATCTGGCTTCCAGGTAATAAGTTCCTGTACAAGAGTCTTTAGACCCTCAGAACCTTCATTGCTAGGTAGTTCGATAATGTTGTTATCTTGGAAACGCCCATCGCGGGTATTACCAAACAACATAGACATAGACGCTACACCAAAAGATGTGTCCCATTTATTCTTGCCAGTAAAGTGAGAGTTGAGTTGACATCCATAGGATGCCAGGTAACTTCTTAAATCATCATCTAAGGCATACGCCTTCTGGTGAGCGTTAATTTCAATACGTAGTTCCTGAGGTCGATACTTCTCAACCCATTCCTCAATCAAAGATTGAATCTTTGCTGGGCTTGGGTCAGTCATATTGATACAGTCTAGGATATAGATGCGTCCATCTGCTCGGTTGTAAGTAGCAACCACTGCTCCTGTAGCACCTGCCATAGCAGGGTCAAGACCAATAATGGTATAACCTTCAACACGTCCAGGATGTCCTGGAGTACCTGGCTTTAAAGGTCCTCGTTTACGCATTCCGTTGACGGAACCTGCGATACAGGTTGGCGAGAAGATTGAGTCTTCTTGGACATCTTCTTGCTGGTAGACCATAGCCCATACTGACGGAGCGACCTCAGAGCGACGCTTAAAGAGCGAGGGTCCATCCCATTTCGGATAAAGTCCATTTTCTAAAACCTCGTCTAAATCATTTTCTTGCTGGTCTGTTTCAGGCCAAAGTGTTTTCCAGTTCTTAGGCTTGTCATCAAATTGCAGAACTGCTGGCATAGCACAGTATGTAAAGGGGCTCTTACCGCCAGTCCATTGTCCGCCATCACGAATCATCTTGTAAAGGTCTACAGAGGATACGCGTGTACCTACAATGATAAGTTTACCATGTCTACCTAGACGGGTGATAACTTCCTTCTGCAGCCATTCAATCTGCTTTTCCCACTCATGGGCGTTAGAACCCATCACCACGTCATCGAGAATAATCAGGTCGGCACGTGCTCCGTAAATCTGTGACCCAAAGCCTAGGGCTTGTACGGTTGGGTCCTTCTCGCCAGAGTCTCGACCTGTTCCCAGGTAAATCATGTCAGCAGACCACTGTGTAGCATCTGCCTTATATCCACCGTTAGGGCCGAAGGCCGTTTGGAGTTTCATGTAGCCAGGGTGGGAAAGACGCGTCTTAATAGCGCCTAGGAACTTGCGAGCCATACCCTGAGTCTTGGACACGATAATCACTCGCGTGTTAGGGTTGGTCACAATCTTGTAGGTGACGTAGTTAGTCGTGATAGTGGTTGACTTGGCGTGCTCAGGTGGCACGTTAATCAAGACACGGTTAGGGTCTCCTGGCTCATATGTCATACCAGCAGGTAGCCATCGTGGCTCTTTACCCTCAATAAGGTCAATCCAGTCCAACTGGTGATTAAATAATCTAGAGTCTAGGAACTGCTCTGAAAACTCATGGAAGGGCATATCCTTCATCTCGGCTAAGTCAGCCTTGATACCCTTACCTAATAGTCGAGCCTTGTCAGAGGCCTCTTTAAACTCTGGGTCTACCATTGTCCATTGGCGGAAGGCTGTATCTTGACGGTCAACGGCTGCCATAGCAGCGGTGACGGTAGCGCCTTGTTCTAGGAGAGCCAGTACTTTAGCCTGGGCATCGTCCTTGGTATAGGTCTGTTTTCCAGCCTTGCGTCCCATGTTATATCCTGTCCTCTAACGCCGATTTAACGTACCCTCTAAACGGCATAAGGGGGGCATTCTGATAAAAAAAAATTTTGAAATCTATATATATAGGAGTCGCGGAGTCTTAAACGGAGCGACTCCGTATATATTATATATATACTATAGAAGACCCGTTCAAACGGGTCTTTTCCGAGTGGGTTGGGGAATATTTTCCCCGAACCCGCATACCTTATGCGTACGATGTGACCTAAGTCACACTCTCCGAGGAGTACTTTTAGTACTCTGAGGGGGGGATTAAATATAACAGAAAATAATTATGGGAGTATATATACATATAAAGACGCGTTTTTAATAAATCTCGGGTCAAATGATGCGCTTTTCGCGCATAGATAGGTGTTTATTTATTGTGTGCGTGTATTGTGAGAGAGTGACTATCTACAGGTGCAATTCATAAATAGATTACCCCGCTAATAAATAAATAAGTGAAGGGTAAGTAATTGAAAGTTCAACTACTTATCCCTATCCCAAAGTTTCTTTTCTATCGGTCGGCTAGCCGACCACAGGCTCACGCTCACGCTCACGCGCCCCGATTACACGCTCAAAAAAAGGTTACGACACGACTAGAAAAAAAAGTATTTATGCACTACGCTGGTACCACTGGCACAAGCCAGCCCAACGAAAGGTTCTAATCATGTCAAAAGCAACAACAGCAAAAGCACCAAAGGCACCAATCACAACAACAATCCCTGCCGTAAATACAGCATGGCGCCAATTCTGCAAGGCAACGACTAGCAACGAAAAAGGAAACCGCGTTGCCGTCCTAGCATTGGCGGACACTATCGAAAGCCAGACCGCAAGCATCAACAGCATCAAGAAAAGTGTGGACGATACAGCAACAGTTTCGCCCCTAATCACATCAAGCCAAATCCGCACACTTCCAACCTTCAAGGCACTAGAAAAGAAACACAGCGAGTTTCGCGCCCTACCGTTGAAAAAGGCACTTACTCTCGCATCAAAAGCGTACGACCTATTAGGTAAAGGTGAAGCAGAAAAGCACAACTATTCAGACATGAATAAATTGGTAGATGATGCTCAGGCAGAAAAGACACGCAAGGCAAAAGAAACAAAAGCGGAAAAGTCAGGCAAGCCAGCAAAAGAAAAGAAAGAGGCAACCCTGCGCGAGTCATTGCAGGCCGTCTATGCGCTAGTGGTAGGGATTGACGCTAGCGCGATTGGGGATGCGGAGATTGACCTATTGAACAACATCACCGCAACCATTGAAGAAAAGATGCTAATCGAAGCATAGTCGGCCAGCCGACCAGCCCTCACCCCGAAAGGGGTGGGGGTTTTTTCATGCCCAAAAAATTTGGTCGTCCCGACACAAACCCAACACAAACTTTTCTCCGAGCGATGAATGGCACCGACCTACGAATGACACCGACCTATGAAGCCAGTCGGCCAGCCGACCGACACCCGATGAATGGGACGGGTTGCACTAATAATCTTTAGGGTCTATACTTAAGTCATTAGCAAGGGCTATGTCCTTACTAATGAAAACCCAAACGGTCGGCCAGCCGACCACTAACTGAAAGGAACGGCAATGAATGTACAAGAGTTCGTAGAGAGTATGCAGGTGAAGGTAAACATCATGAATGAGCAAAAGGCAGAGCGTGAACGCTATGAGCGTGGAGTTAAGGCTATGGCTGAGGCTTCCAACAAGGAGTCACAATGAAAATCACAATTACATTCCCACAATTTGCGGAGTGGAAAAGAAAGCGTAAGGCTAATCGAAAGATTGTCCTTACTAGAGATGAAGCCCAAGAAATTACTGTTTTGCTGGAACAGTTAAGGTGGCAAATGGATTTAGATTGGAAGCCTCGCATTGAGGCTATGGAAAATGTAGTAGATGCTCAACTGTTCGGTAAGATTAAGGTCAATGGAAAGTGGGTCAAGGCATGAGCGAGTTAGAGATTTTAGAAGCGGAGTATCTAAGATTGCTAAATGACCCACTCTTTGACTCTCCCGAGCAATACACAGTTATCCTTGATTTGGTCATGGACAGAATTGAGGACATAAGGGAATTGCATGCAAACTTCTAGCAGGCTTGACCCAGTAATCTTTAGGCACTAGAATAAAGTCTTAAGCGGATAGCCTACCCTGATTTGGGCAGGTGTTAGGCTGGTGGCTCACGATAGGCAGTTACGCAGGTGCGAGTCCTGCGGTGAGCGCGTTGGTAGCAAATCGCTACTAACTGGTCGGCTAGCCGACCATGTACTGAAAGGTAAGCAAATGCAACTGTTCAACCTAGAAGTAAGTCAGTGGTCAATCAACATCGAGAGTTATTTCGGTGATGTGTACATCAACCACCGCACATGGATTATCGCACTAGCGATTGTAGTAACGCTTCGCGTGGCTAAGATTATCCGTAAGAAGGTGTCATAATGTACTCAACGGCAGATGAACTTATGGAGCACGCAATTTCCGACACAAACTTATGGGAG